TCACAATCAGATAGTAAAATATAATAATATTCATTAATAAGAGTATTATTTTTAACATGATTGTCTAATGCAGATGAAGAAGAAAAATTATTAGCTAATGCAGCGGTTTTACGATCTAAATATACATTTATAATTTGTCTTTTGTCTTTATCAAGTTTTGCAATATAACCTAAATTTTGTATTTTAGTTTTTTTTGTAGGTTGAATATTATTAATTATATTTGGATCTAATTCTCTATCAACATATAACCATCTATAACCATGATATATTGTATTTTCTGCAATTGCTTTATTAATACTTGGTCTTTTTATTTGATAGTTTTCTCTCATACACTCAGATACAGAATCATATACTTTAATTAAACTAAGACTATCTGGATTAATTTGCTGAAGTCGCGGACCTAATGTTACCAATGGTTGATTAAAATTTGTTGTATTTTTAACTTGTTGAAGATTTAGTTTTTCTAATATTGTTTTATTTATTTTTTCTAAATTATCTATTTTGTTTAATAAAATTTCATTATTTGTGTTATTATTTTTAATTAATTCCTCAATAAATGAATTAATATTTCCATTTTTATTTAATTCATTTAATAATGTTAATTTTTCGCATTCTAATTTTAATTTTTCTACTTCATCATTATTATTTTTTTCAAAATATTTAATGTTATTATCAATAATTTTTAATAACATTTTATAAGATAGTTCTTTTCCGATTAAAAATAATTCACGTTCATTTTTATGTTTAGCCAAATCAGTAACTCTATTACATCTAATACTTTCATGGTTATGTAAAAAACTTTCAAAATCTTTACTTTTATCTAGAAAAAAACAATCTAATAATAAGCATTCTTCATAATGTGATTTATGTTCATTAAAACGACCTATAATACCTCTGCGACTTTCTCCGATTTTAACAATATATTCTCCATTATTATATGATTTAACTTTAATAATATATATTAATGATTCACTATTTCCAAATTCTTTAAGTAAAATTTTTTGTCTTTCTAATGCTTTTTCTTTGATTAATTTTTCTTCATATTCTTTTTTCTTGTTTTCTTCAAGTTTTTCTAATTCATTTTGTTTAATTAATAATTTATTTTTCATTTCAATTGCTTCTTCTTCTAATACTTCTTGAATAAGTTCTTCCATTTTAAGATAATATTCATGAATTTCATCTGCTTTTTTTGTTCCTGATTTTAAACATAATGATTTAAAGGTTTTAACATTTAAATAATATTTTTCAGAATTATGACCACCACTACCTTTAGTTTTTGCGACTGCGTCTGCGGTTGCAAAATTATTGTTATTACTAATTGAATATTTTTTACTATAGTCTTTGTTTAATATAAAGTTTTTTTCTAAGCAAATAGTTGCATTATATTTTCTATTAAAACCCAACCATTTCCATATACTATCTAAATCAACAATATAATCATCTGTTTTATGATAATTTAAATAACTATAAAAACTTGCTATAAATAATTGTTGTTGTGATTCATTAAAAGTGTTTTTTACTTTATTTAATAAATTATTATTATGTGTTTCATTTAGTTTTGTAATAGGATTATTTGTAATTAAATCAACAATATTGAATGAAGTCATTTTTATAATATTATTTATTGCTATTTCTTTAAATTATTTTTGCTACAATAATTTTGTTTCAAAAAAAGAAGTAAAAATTTTTAAGTTATTTTTATTTAAAATGTAAAAATAAAAATAACACTTAAATCTAATTCGAATAAGCAAGTCCACCCATTCCGCTCATAATACGGAGGACATTGTAGTTAACAGCGTAGACACGGACTTTGGCGGTATTAACACTCGAAACAGTGGCATTCGATAGAACTAATTGTAAAGTGGCGTTATCAATACGCGAGAAATTGCACGTGCCACTGGGTTGATGTTCCTCAGGTCTAAGGGCAAAAGAGTAAACATTAATACCAGTATCGGGAGCACGTGTGTGATGTTGGAAAGGTTGGACTAAGTCGAAGTATGTACCTTCACGTTCCGAGAAACGGTCTTGGCCATTTAGTTGTAATTTGGCAACTACAACTGGATTTTCACCCCAGCAGTGCATGTCTAAGGCGGTTTCAGCTAAGACGAAAGTTCCGGCATCCGAAACAGCCGAATCGGGATGAGTTCCTTGTACAGAGTTTAGGCCAGTGCTTACGGCAACATCATCAGCGAAGGGGTCTTGGAACATACCCGATGGTAAGAAAGAACCAGAGTTAACATTCGAGTCCGAACCATAGGCATGAACCGCATTAGGTAGAGCATCAAACGCATCAGTATAATTGAATGGTTGGGCACCTAATAAATGATTTAACGATTGACCAGATTGTAGAGAAGCACAGTAGTCAACATTGGCATCGGGTTGAACAACCCAGATTAATTCTTTGCAAGGATGATTTAAATTTAATTTAATTTTGTTAGACGATGAACCAACCGATTCATCACCAGTGAATTGTAGTTGTTCAATTAAATATTCGTGGGGATTTTGAGCCATACGTCTACGTTCATCAGTATCTAAGAAAATATAATCAACATATAGCGAAGCAGCGGCTAATGATTGTTTGTAAGCATCTTGAACTTTTTCACCGGTACCATCCATTTTGTCTACCGCCCATAAGCATTCCTCGATATTGCGAATATCTAAGTTAATTTTAACTTCGTGGTATTGTAAAGCAATTAAAGGTAGAGCTAGACCGGGATTACGGCAATACCAGAATTGTAATGGGACATATAAAGTGGTTTCAGGTAAAGCATTACGAGGAGCACATACTTGACGGACACCATCTGATGAGCAAGGACTATCAACATTGGCGAAATCAGGGTCACATACATATGTTAATTGTGTGGTGTTACCGATCATTTTGTAGTAACCACGTTCTTGCTCTTTCGATAAAGTTAATTGATTCCAGATGTGCATCCAGTCGCCATATTGACGGTCAATGCGTTGACCACCAATTTCAACTTCGACTTGCGAAATTAATTGTTCTCCGGGGGAGTCTAACCATCTCGCATAAACAGCACCACTACCACTACTGTTTTTGTGTTGTTGGTTAATTTCTGGTAGAGTGACTTGTAAATAAGTTTTGTAAGCTAAATCACCATTACGTGATATGGTGCAAGTTACACGACGTCCGAAATCGGCTTGTCCATTGAAAGTTTGTTCAATAGATTCCATCGAGAAATTTGTGTGACGACGATAGGTAACTTTCCAGAAAGTAATTTGAGGATTACCAGTTAAATAAACATCTTGAGCCCCGTAGGCAACTAATTGCATAAGTCCACCAGCCATTTTTTATAATATTGCTAAAGAAAAAAATATTTTGAATAAATTAAAAATTAAAAATTAAAACTTATTAATATAATATTAATAATGAAAACTATAAAAACATTGGATGATAAACATAGTGAGATATCAGAAAAATATTTACATGATAAAAATGTGTTAATTCCTAAATATGAGAATCAAATAAATAAACTAAAATCTTTAATATCTGATAATAAAACTAAAAAAAAAAATAAAAATCCAGAGTTAATTAAAAAGGAAATTGAAGAAATCCAAAAAAAAATAATCACAATAAATAAAAAATATAATGATTATTATTTAAATAATGCTAAATATATTTTTACATATTTTGAGGATAAACAAAAAATAAATGATTTGAATAATAAAAATACAAATACTTCAGAAAACAATAAAATATCAAAATTTTTTAATTTGAATAATAGAAATATTATTAGTGATGATAATATTATTAATAATAAAGATAAATCAAGTATAAACAATGATTCAAAAAATATTGATAAATATTTTAATAATATAACAAAATCATTAAATAATTATGATGAATTTAATTATGATTATGAAGTATGTAAAAAATGTAATAATGGAGAAATAATATTTGTTGAAACCGAAGGAATATGTATATGTAATAATTGTAGTAATATTACAAAATTTTTAATTGAAAATGATAAACCATCGTACAAAGAACCACCTAAAGAAATATGTTTTTATGCTTATAAAAGAATAAATCATTTGAGAGAAATATTAGCACAATTTCAAGCAAAAGAAACTACAAATATACCAGCCGAAGTATTTGAAAATATAAAAAATAAAATAAAAAAAGAGAGAATAGAATTAAAAGACTTAACTAATTCTAAAACAAAAGAAATATTAAAAAATCTAGGTTATAATAAATATTATGAGCATATACCATTTATTAAAGATAAGTTAGGTATTAAACCACCATTAATGTCAACAGAATTAGAAGATACATTATGTAATTTATTTAATGAAATACAAAGACCATATTCAAAATATTGTCCATCTGATAGAGTTAATTTTTTGAATTATTATTATACATTATATAAATTATGTGAATTATTAAATGAGAGAAAATTTTTACCATATTTTCCAATGTTAAAAGATAGAGATAAAAGAATAGAACAAGACCAAATATGGAAAAAAATTTGTCAAGAATTAAATTGGAAGTTTATTCCGACACAATAATAAAACAAAATATTTTATTTAAAAAAATATTTTATTTAAAAAAATATTTTATTTAAAAAAATATTTTATTTAAAAAAAAATGATAAAACATATAATATATTATTTATAATATTATATTATACATTATGATATGCTGTGCTATAGTTAAAAAAACTGGCAATAAATGTTGTAACCCTGCAAAAAATGGTAATTTTTGTGGGAATCATAATAAAAATAAGAATAATGAAAAATTTGGTCAAAATGTTAAATCAAGAGCAGGAAGTACATGTAATGGGTTTAATGTAACAGCTGCTAATATTTATAGTGAATTAGTTACAAATGAACAAATTATCAAAAGAAATAATATTTTAGAAATAGATACTAAGATATGTATGTACTGTAAGAAAAATGCAAAAACAGATGATGATCATTTAATTCCAACATGTAACACAAGTAAATCGATTTATGGTCAAAATAATAGTCTCAATAAAGTTCCTTCTTGTAGTACATGTAATTCTAAAAAAAGCGCAAAAGTAGATGAAGAATTAAAATTATGGTTAAATGATTACTGTAAATGGTCTAAGATAAAAATAGATATTTTATTTAATTGGATAAAAGATAATGAAAAATATTTATATTTAGATGAGAAAATTTGTAATTATTTAAATGTAAATCATAAACATATTAATAAAATTCATGAAATTTTTCAAAGCAGTTGCGAAAAAAAAGAAGATATCATGAGTAATCTGATTAACTATTTATTACAAAATAAGTTACAAGAAATTACTTTAAAAATCGAAGGATTGCGGGAATAAGTTCTTTATCTGTATCTAATAAATCTTCAACATTTTTTAATTCATCTAAATTTACTGTTAAAATTTCACTATTAATTTCTGGATTAATAATTAAATCATTTTTCCATTTATTAATTATAAAAACAGTAAGCATTATTTTATCAGTTTTTAGATCATTTTTTGGAAAATCAATAATATCTTCAATATCTACATCAATAGAAAGTTCTTCATATAATTCTCGTTTTAATGCTTCTTCTAATGTTTCATTTTCTTCAACTTTTCCACCTGGAAATTCATATTTATCAGGCATTACTTTTAGATTTGAAGCTCTTTTTGGAAGTATAATTTTATTATCTTTAATTAATACAGCACCAACAACATTTAAAAGTTTTAGATTCATATTTAATGATTTAAAATATTTTAAATAGTTTTAAATCAATTTTGAAATTATTTTGAATATAATATTATTTTATTAAAAAATAATATTATAAATATTAAATATAATATATCAAATAATATGGGTAATATATGTGAAATATTTAGTAAAAATAGTAAATATGACGATGACGATGATTTTATATATTACAATAAAAAAAACAAAGAAGAGATAATTCCACCAGAAATAGAATATGATGAGCCACCATCATATAATTCTATAAATCATAATCAAAGCACTCCAATACCAATTGTATATGACCAAAAAACACATCCAATACCAATTGTATATGACCAAAAAACACATCCAATACCAATTGTATATGACCAAAAAAAACAA